TGTTCAATGGTATAGGCTGTGTAATTGGCATTCAGAGAATAGATGCCCGGAGTCTGATCGTTGATGTAGGCAGCCGCCACTTTGTTGGCTTCGTTCATACGTCGGGCAAACTCATCACGCAGAGTACGATAGCGCTCACCTCTCGCGTACTGAGTCAGCCGCCACTGCTGATACTGCTGCTCTGTGATTTTTCCCGCTTCCAGAAGCGCCTTCTGCTCTTCGTCGCGGTCTTTCAGCCTGTCAAAATACGCATCGACCTTGTCTTGCATCTCTTTGTAGGCTTCTTTGTAGGTTTTATAGACTTTTCTCTCCAGCTGCTCCAGCTTTTCGTCGGTCATCTGGTGTCCGAGGTCTGCCATAGGCTACACCTCCGCACCAGCTCCAAAACGATTCAGGCTTTCGCCCGCCTTGTTCTCCAGAATGTTGGAAACTTCCTCCGGAGTCAGCCAGGACAGCTTGTTCAGCAGGGTTTCTTCGTCCAGATGTTCCGCTGCCAGCATCACCATCTGAGTCTCCTCCAGCTGATTCACAATTCGGCTGCGCTTGAAGGTCGCGTTGTCCTCAATTCCCGCCAGAGCAAAGATTCCTTCGAGGAAGTCCAGCACCTGATACTCAAAGAGTGTAGTCTTGAGATCCAGCGCCTCATATGCTGCGTTGATCTCGGTAGCGGTTTTGCTTCCGCCGGAGAGCTGGGAGATATTCAGTGCCTGCGCATCGTCGTAGAGGTCGTTTCGCAGTTTCTCCAGATAGGCGGTTCTGGACTGATATGGAACATCCAGAGTGTGAGCTTCTACGGAGTTTTCCTCATCGCTGTCCAGAGCAGCTGCGCCCACGGTCTTCATGCGTTCCAGGAACTTCGCCAGATCCACGTCATCCATGCCGCCGGAATTCTTCAGCACCCAGTAGATCATTGACGCCTGATCCAAGTCATTGGCAAAGCCGGACTTGATGAGATCATAACAGTCGATGGCCTCCTGCATGCCCACCAGCTCACTCTGATGATGAGGATTGCCGTACAATGGCACGATAGGCAGGCGGCTGTGGTTCTCGTTGATGGTGTCGATCACGCCGTCAGCAGCTGTGGAAAGTACGGTCTGTTTGTAGCCGCGTTTCTCCTGCTTCACCTGCGGCAGGCTATCGCCTTTTCGCTTGATGTATTCAGTGCAGCCGTCTTCCTCGTAAAGAGTGACGCGCAGTGGTCTGTCGCTGTCCAGCTGCCAGAAACGAACGCCGGCACGGAGCTGTCCGGTCTCTTCATCCCATAGCGGAGCGAACTCCATCAACTGAAAGACTTCCAGATGGTCCAGATTCCAGAAGCCGAAGGACAAGCCCTGCACCAGAGCCGCCTGTCCTGCTTCCTGCAGGCGCACATCGAAGTTTCTGCCCAGCTTTGCCTTGTTTTCTTCTTCTCCCAGAGTCACGCCGTTGCCCAGCAGATACTGATTTTCGTGAGTCACAAAGCGGTTGAAGAAGTTGCTTTTCAGTTTGTGGTTTGCTCGGAAGGTATCAGGCACCGCCTTGCCGCTGAGCGTGTACAGAATCTTCTGGAATTTCTCGATGGTTGGGTTTCGACGCTGATCATACAGAACAGCCTGCTCTGCTGTGCGGTACAACTCGCTCATTTTATGGTCAGTGATGACCTCAAGCAGGAATTTAGCCAGCTGTTCTCCGCTGTTTTTCACCTGCTCCAGATCCTGATATGTTTTTATAGGAATCACTCCTTTACAGCATCCAGGAAGCCGGCTTGGAGCTTTCCCGAACTTTCTTTTTCATGATGGTATTGCAGAAATATCGGATATCGTCCATGGCGTGGTCGTTCTCTTTAATGACCTGATCGGGACCCGCCTTGCTGTTCCAGCTGTACAAGCCAAACTCTGCAATGGCATCCACGCAGCTCCGGTGGATCTTGATGTTCCCGCTTTTGAGGAACACCGCTGTCCGCCGGATGCCGTCCATGACATCGTTATCCGCTTTCTGAATGTGGAAACCTCGCCGCTTCAAGGCGGCAATAAAAGAAGCCGCCGATGGATCCACGACCACTCGTTTGATGGTGTAATCCTTCGCCAGCTCCACAACAGCGTCGCAGTAGTCTTCGTCGGTCTTCTGCACGCTGCTCTCTCTTCCGTTGTAGTAGTATTCTTTGATCCGGACAGCCTTGCCGCCCAGAACGCACCAAAGCCCCGCAGAAAACGGGTTCATGGTGCCGTAGTCGATGCTGATGTAGTATTCGCCGTTCTCCGGCACGTCGTCGGTGATATTATCCTCGCCGAAGTCATAAACCAGACCCTCAGCCACGCACCACTCACCCAGAATATAGCGACGATAGAAGACGCCACTATACATGGACTTGTAGCGCTCGACGATTTTCTCTGACAGCGCCGGGTTGTCCTCCAGCTGGAAGTGCAGACGGATAGCGTTATGTTTCTCCGGCTGACAGACCCATTCCTGATAGAACCAGTGCTGCGGGCTGCCAGGGTTGCAGTTGAACCAGAGTTTTGAGCCTTCCACCGAGCAGCGAGCTAGTGCCTGCTCCACAAAGGAGCGGGGCTGCAGCGCCACCTCATCCAGAAGCACGCCCGCCAGTGTTCGACCCTGAATCAGCTCGTAGGAGCTTTCATCCTTACCGCCAAAGACCTCGAAAATGTTCTCGCGTCTGCCATCAGTGACGATCAGCACCTTCTCGCTGCGCCGCCAATGAATGCGGTATTTCTTTTTGGCATAGCTCAGGCTACGATACGGCTCAATGATGTTCTTCACGCAGCTGTCCACTGTCTTTCCGCAGACTGCGAAACGCTGGTGATTATATCGGCGCATGGCATCATCGACAAAAGCCAGCATCATAAACGAGGTTTTGCCGCTTCGGATCGCGCCGTCAGAAATCAGTGCGTCATACTTCGTAAACGGAAAAGCCATGATTTGTTTCTGCTTATGTGAGATCGCCATGGTTCATCCTTTCCGCTTCCTCCATCAGAGCTTTGGTGAGAGGGTCGTCTTCGATTTGTGATGTTCCATAATCCTGTCCGGCCGCTGCGAAGCGCTTCATTAAGCTATCAGCAGCTTTGAGACGGTCAGAAAGTGAGGCGTCTAACCCAAATTGGTCTTTTTCATCGCCTCTCATCACGGAGGTATAGAACTTCAATACTTCGTTGACATCTGCCATAAGCTCTTTCTCCATGGCTTTAAGTCTCTGTTGTATATATTCTGAAATGTCAGGTTTTGTCAGGTTTTCCTGCCCAATCGACCGAGCTGTTTTCTCGCTGTAACCTGCCAATTTTGCGGCTTCTGTTGCATTTCCGCTCTTAATGTAATACTCAGCAAATTCCCTTTGCCGCTTGGTGAGTTTCATTTACTCACCTCCACGTAAAAGTCCTGCTAAATATTGAACCACTATATTCAGTTTATATGTTTCCAGCAAGGTTTCATCCTTTGCTTTACCATTTCGATAAACCGTTTCTGTCAGTGTGTATCGAGTGCAAAAACGTTCCTGATCAGTAGAATAAAACTGCCGCTGATTGATTTTTATATATCGCCCTTTCAGTTGGAGGGCCTTTTGTAATTTATAGGCGAGTCTTTTCAGATTCATAGGCCCACCACCTTTCTTTTTAGGGTAAAGCAAAACCGCCCCGTTTCCGGAGCGGCCAAGCTATGAAAAATCTTAGGAAGGGACGTCGAAAAACATGAACTCTTAACGCTTTTCGATGCTATAAGCATACCATGGATTTTGTCAAAATTCATCCTGAAAAAATCCCGACTACTCAATGCCGATACCATAGAGCAGCCTAACCAAACGACGCAGCGCCCTGTCTTTTTCCTGATAGATCTGTGTGCGTGATTTGTACAGCACTTCTTCCAGCTCTTCGATATAGTCACTGGTGCGCCTGATGTAGAAGCGGTTGAGGATCAGACGCTGCTCTTCGCTGAGCTTGTCCAGGCAGTCCTGCAGCAGCTGCACACGCTTTTCGGTGATAAGTTTGCGGGCTTTCAGTTCTTCCAGCTCCACCATTTTGGAGAGACGCACATCATCTCCGTCGCCGGAGCCACCGACTCTCTCCCCAATTTGTACGGCGCTGATGTTGTAAAGCTGGTTTTGAATCAGCTCGATTCGCTCGTTGAGGTGGTGAATAGATTCTTTGAGATCCTCCAGCCGCTTTAACTCCTCAATGGCTTCCTTCTTCCAGTTGATCATTGGTATCACCTCGATTCTTTCTCACAATTTGTATGTAGCCGTTTTTCAGCTTGAGCATATCGCCATCAAACAGCCGATAGATCCTCACCGTACCAAAACATCCGTTGTGGAACTCCACGCCGCTGCTGCCATCCATGCGTCGGTATGTCATAAGCAAGTCCCTGCACCATGGCGGAGCCGGTTCTTTGCTGCCGATGATGTACTCATTCATTGTGCCGCTCCCACGCCGTCAGACTGCGGACGATCTTGTCGATGACCTTACCGATAGTGCTGTTACACATAGCCGCCCATCGGTTCAGATGCCAGGCAGTCTGTTTGGTGACGGTGATCTTGATGGTCACGAGACCTTTGTTATAGTTCTTTTCTTTTGCCATGTTGTTTGTCTCTCCAGTTTCTAAAATGCCAAACAAGGAAGCCGCCCATTCCCATGGAGCAGAGGATCAGTGGGACTTCCGGATCGATGCCGTGCTGTGAGAGCCAGCGGAGGAAATCAAGATAGTGTTCCGTCATCGCGTTCTTCTCCCTCCTTCGGCAGATTAAGTCGTTCTCTCAGCCAGCGTTCTCCCGCCTGCATCAGCAGCCAGAGCGTGCCCATGACAGCTGCAGCCATAAAGAGCAGAAGCGCAAAGCCGAAGAAGAAGACAAGGTTTTCGGCGAGGAATGTTTTGAAGGTCACCCTTACCCCTCCCAGTACAGCGTCGGTGCCCAGCAGAGCACCAGCGCATCGTCGATTTCCGGATAGTCTTCGAGGAACCATGTACCGTTCCCCATGTAGCAGCCAAGGACAATAGCGTTTTTCAATGTGAAGCGTTCCTCGCCAATCATGCTGCTGCCACTCGCCACCAGAAGCAGCGTGTCTCGGTTGTCTTCGGCGGGCAGCTCGTAGTGCCAGCGCGGGTGTTCTGCGAAGAATTTGCAGTGTACCTCCAGATCCTTGCGCTCCTCGGTGATGGAATAACCCAGCTCTGTGAATCGCTGGCAGATCGGATAGTGAATACAGTCTTTACAGGTCATGGCTACCCTCCTCCGGCGGCTCTGGTAGCGGCATCCAGTGGGTTACGCATGGGGTGTAAACCTTTTTCCATTCTTTTGCTTTGTGCATAAAATAAGAAACACCGATGCCATCTTGTAAGCCTTTGTACGGGTTATCGGCAAAATACAAATAATATCCGCTTTCTCCAGGCAACCTATCCTTCACGCTGATCCACTGCTGTTTCCCCTGTCTCAGCAGACTCAGCACACTCTCCTTCTCTCTCAGCTTCTTCGACAGCATGCTGCGCGCGATGCGCATCTGATGGAGCTGCTCTGCTTCCGCCACCTCGAAGTCCTGCAGGCGATCATGGCGATAGCGTTCCTCGCAGAGCTCTTTCTGCAGCTGCTCGATGGCATCCGCTGCATCGTCAAACAGAGTTCTCTTGCTTCTGCTCACCGTGGACCGGAGCTGTTTTACCAATTCCTTGTACATCTTCGTTCCTCCTTTGGCTCCCAAGCGGCTAAATCCCGCAGCATCACAGCGGTACACACTGGGCCGATTCCATTTGGTGTTGGTGTGACGCTCACATCCCTGCCCGCCAGACTCTCCATGTCGATGTCGCCGCATAGTTTTCCGTCCACGGTGCCGCAACCGACAGAAATGACGGTCGCACCGTCCTTGACCATGTGGGATTTGATGAGATTCGGACAGCCGGCGAAGCTGATAATCAACTCGGCGTTCTGCAAGACAGAATCCATGTCGACAGTCTCAGTGTGGACGATGGTGACTGTGTGCCCCAGAAGCGTCAGAACCTCGCCCATGGCTTTCGCGTTGCGGCTGCGTCCGATGATAGCAGTCCTTCTCGGCGGCTGCGCGGCG